TAGTCAAGAGATAAGCAAAACTCATTTCATCCGCACGAGATGAAATATCAGATGAGTTTAAAGTAGCAACTTCAGCCGGGAATGGCGTCAGTTTATCCAAATATACTTCCCCAACAGCATTGTTTAGACGACCAACTGATACATGACTAGTGGGAGCACCGACCATGTAATTAGAGGGTTTATCTAAACCTGTCAAGCCTCGAACGATGTCGATACCGTCAGAAATAAATTTCTTAGGTATCAAACCACCAGTAACACTTGATATTCCTGAAGCAGCAATATCTGTTAAAGGTGTTATCAAGGATTTTAGTCCTCCGAAAAACTCAGCTTGAAATCTTACTCTAGGCACTTGCTTGGACAAGGGCACGTAAGGTTTCAAACGTGGAACCTTGAATTCAGAATTAGGAAGTGAAGCCATTACGCTTATGGTTGCAATTAACGAAGAGTTAGTTGCGGCTTCCAATTGATTCCAAACAACAAAGTACAGGGTACCCAAAGATGATGCCAATTCATCAGCCGGAATACGCACGTCTAAGTAATTCACAGGACTTAAATAAGGTATGGTTAAAGTCGCAGGCGAGCTAGTATTTGCATACAAGCTCACATGCTCGTTTATGGAGATATCCAAGGGGTTCAGACGCTGTAATGCACTGGTAGAATAGGTCAAGGGTATAAATACGGCTTTCACTATTCCTTGGTGCATCGGAGACGCATTAACTTGAAAAGACAAGGAAATGTCACCATGCCAGTACTTAAAAGTACTGAACGGAGCGTCATTTAATTGATTAACAATTAAGTCCCTAGGTAACTCATAAGTAGCTAAAACAGACCCTGGGATATCCGAAGATGCCCAAGTTATAGTATCAACAAGAGATGGTCGTAAAACTGTCTCTGCCAATAACCAGCCGCGTTCATCTATAGACTGAGTGTCTATTAAAGAAGATGATGACCGTTGCGATGAGGATTGGTCCTCTCTGTTCGCTACTACCATACCCAGACGTGAGTCAAGAGACACGTCTTCTAAACCTTGAGCTTCAAATCTTCTCTTTGAAGTAAAGGGCCAAAGTAAGAGATTTCGATTACTTACTGCTAAGTTCTTGATTAATCGAAACCAATATTGGACTGCACCAACAGCAATGAACGTTTGGATCGTACGCGCAATAAAACGAGTTAAAATTGTTAAATGTATTTGATTGAAATTGTTGAACATATTCTTAACCACGGATAGCTGTTCACACTATACAGTGGGGTTTGACCGGTTTCAGAAGGGCTGCTTCTCTAGTACCTTAAACTAGGTTCTCGTAACATAAGGTGTTATAATGGTCAGTTACAACGTTTTAATTACCCATGCGTTACTTCATTTATCCTCTGATAGAGCTTCGATTTGAGAGTTTATACTTACTCACAAAGTCGATGTTCATAGTTGTCATTCCTCTAGGATTCCTTCCTCTACGTATCATAAGATTATCTCCTATGAGCACAATAAATTGTGGCAGATTTTATCCTCCTAGTAAGAAAAAACAGGGTTAACGTATTAGACTATAGCTAGAGCCGCAAGGGATAGCCATGCCAAGTAGAGGTCGCAAGCGACTTGCTCAACATGTTCAAAGAACGCCTTCTGTTACTACGAAAATCTGGACATATAACGGATATCCTAACACGACATGAATACATGTTTTTGTGTGTAACGTCCCACTAACGAATCATTTATCCTTTGATCAAAGCTTCACCTGATTGCATTGTTATCCTGTATGCTCAGCTATTAGATTATCCTCATCACAGAGATAATAGTTTATCCTCATTGCGGAGATTGCATTGTTATCCTGTATGCTCAGCTAAAAGCCAAAACATTAAGCCATACAGATGGATTCAAACAAATCACCTTTCTTATAGAGTTTAGTCAGAGAATCAACAGAGAGGAATTGTACCTCAAAGTCGATATTAGTCAAATAAGTATTAACTAACTGCATATAAGTATAATAAGTTTCAGAACCGTGCAAGAACAACTCTCGTTGAAAATTCAAGAGTTTCACGGTCGTCAACTCATCACGCCTAGTTACATCTCTAACATAGTTCAAAGTAGAAGTGATTGTTTTCATATCCAAAGGTGCAGCTATGGTTTGTAAGAAATCGTTATAGAGAAAGCCACGTTTAAGAAATGTGCATTTTTCAATGCCTTGCGTAGTGTAAGTCCACGCACCTTTAGAAGCTGGCGTAAAATCCAGTCCTAAAACATTCGCAACTGACTCAAAAGTCTTTCCATTAAACCACTTTGCTGTTTCAGCATTTGTTGATACAAGTTTGTCATCTCCATAGACATCATCTCTGACCGAAGTCATAAATTTGCCTAATGATGGTGAGACTCCAAATTGTTGCTTGTGTAAAACATAGTAAATATAAGCCGTTAACATTTTATTGATTAAAGAGTTATACTCCGCAGTCAAAGCTATACCCGAAGGCAAGCTGTGAGTAGTGTAGTAGACATCATCTAAAGTTATTGTAGGACAATTTTGAATTATTAATAAAAGATTGTCAAGAATAGCTTTATCAGTCTTTGAACCACAAAACTTTTTAACTAAGACGCTGCGGAGGACAGATTGGAATTGAGGGAGCATTCCCCCATCCCATTTGCCCCAATCCCCATCGAATGAGTGTCCATAAGCTTGATGCTTGCGCATAAGCTCTATCCATTCATCTGAAAAAGGGTTGATACAAACTCTCACACCGTTGGCATTACGCTTCGAGTGTAATTTAACCAGTAAATCAAGCATGTACTCACGTTGGAGGCAAGTAACATGCAAGGGAGCCATTTTAAAACTCCTAGGCTTATCAACTTTTTCTACATTTCGCAACTCGTCCTTAAGGATTTCAGCGTGTATTGCATCCGAAACCTGGACGTTTCCTTGTACCAACTGTGAACGTAAATGCTCAATCCTATCTCTAAGGTAGGGTTTATACAAACCCTTCTCATAATCCAAGTAATCTTCCTTTTTCAAGTCATACCCGAATCCACAAGATGTATCCTTATTAATAGGGTGAGCAACTTCTATATCACCAACCTTAATGCCCTTAACTACTTGTTTTTCAACGCATTTGTCAAAAGCAGGTATGATTGATTCTATAAAAGTCTCAGCATAATCCAGAGCTTCTATATCAACATTTTTAGTTATTGAATGAGATTTCTTTGAGATTTCTTTAACAGAAACTTTAAGATTAGCCGGTTTACGTTCTTTAGGGAAAATACCAGAAACAGATGAATCAACAATGGAAGATTTATCTGGTACATTCTGATATAGTTTAACGTCGGTCCTAGCAAGAGACATGCCAGGCACCCCTCCGACGATGCTGGTAGCGTTGTTTTTAATAGAAGTTAAAAACTCTATCAAACTTTTGGAAAACTTTTTACAGATTCCCATTTTGCCGTCTAAGCTACCAGCTACATGCATTCCTATGGGTGCAATACAATTGTCTACTTTGCAGTAGTAGACAGCACCGCATAGGCCCTTTAATGAGACATCTGAGACAATGTCCTCGGCAAATAAAGGGTATTGTAGTTTATCAACGTAGTACATGGATTTATACCCGAGGTTCGCAAAAGATCCTCCAGTTTTGACAACACCAAAAGGTGTGCCAATAAGGATATTATCCAGTACCATAGGACTATCAGCTCCAAACTTAAGTTTGGGAAACTGGTAGGCTATCTGCATGTTGAAAACTACTACATCATTACTTGTATCACAAAACACTTGCGTGATCTGTGCATTATCTACAATAACAGATCCGTCTCCACTTCTTATCGAAATAAAAAGCTTCCTAGTTGGATCAAATTGTTGATAGTAATGATGTGGAACAACGGCCAATTTACCAGTACACATAGATATACCAGTAATTGTGTGTGTTATGCTAAACTCACGGTGCATTCCAGTGAGATCAAAGAAGTAAACTCCTTTGACGTCAGCAACCCGTTCCAAGGTTGAGACTTTAGCTTGCACAGCCTCCTCGACAGTTGAAAAACCATCGGGGATCCACTCAGATCTCCTGGTTTTAGGACGAGCCGCATTTACATACGTCACATCCTTAACCCAGGTCTTACTTTTATGAAAATAACGAGAAATTACAAAATAACATAAATAAATAAAAGAAGTAGAAAATAAAATAAAAGTAGAAAAACAATATGAAACAGGTCTAAAAAACAAATCTTTTAAATGAGCAATAAAATCAGAAAAATTTACAAAATCAAACTTAAAACACTTAATAATAAATTCAGAAATATTAGCAAGTAGACGTACAAATTCACTACGCCAAGTTACCTCGGCGTTGGATTCAGAAAAAGCAGCATCAATATCATCTATTGTTATAGAATCAACTGATTCATTATGAACGCTGTCATCAGGATTTATAACCCCGTTGGCAGCATCCATAATTTCCTCCTTTAACATACTCCAGATACTTTCAGGTGGTTCACCATCCCTAGTAGAGAAAATTAAGTCTTCTCCATCAGAATCAGTAAACCCAATAGTTGGTTTATACATATTAGCTTCCCAGTTCAAATAACCTTTTTCATCTAATTGAAAGAGACCATTATCCTTGTTCGGTATATATAAACGTCCTATTTTTCCATCCGGTATATATGAATTTGTTACGCGTTGCCTATATGAGAACATATTAAAAACTTGCATTAAATTTTCAACAAAAGCATCATTAGATAGTATCGGAAATTCTTCAACTATCTTCCATTCCTTACGAGCGACATCTCGGACCTTGACAGCCCAAGAACCACTATAATTTCCATCAATGAATTCTACATGAGTAAAATCGATCAGTTTTATGCGTCTGCACAAAGCTTCCTTATCAGTAATTCCGCA